TTTCCTAACAGAACAATGTTTAATCCCATCGTCATCAATCCAAATCTCATAACAATACTCATCACCATTCGGATATTTTTCGTATGTTAAATCGCCTGATTCATCATATACATATTCGACCCCATCTTTTATTATTTTTTCCATTCTTTCAATTCATAATAATTATTCAATTCAGTCAAACTAATTTTATTTAATTCCCAACCAAATTTTTTCATTACTTCTTTAGTAGGAATATTTTCTTTTATGTAAATGTCTTCAGTCATATGATATTTTACATCCATATTTTTCCCACTTCTTACAAAACTTACTTCCCATTTATTTCTATATTCAACATTTTCTTTTAATTCTTGCACTTTCATATTTATTAATTTTAAGTTTATATATTATATATTTCAAAAAAATAAATATATATACTATAAGAATAAGCATATATAAATAAAAATAAAATATGAAAGACAATTTACTAACTCAAGAAAAAATGATTTTATTAGCATCATTTATTGATGATGATTCTAAAATTTTGCAATATATAAGAAATACCAGAATAAATATATCATATTTTTCAACAATTAATAATATCAAAAAAGAAATATATAAAAAAGAATTAAATAATGAATAATGAAAAGATAATATTAGAATTGACATTATCAGAATATAAATTATTACAAGCAATTTTAAAAGCATATTATGACCTTATAAATAAAAAAGGTCATAAAGATGCAAAATAATGAATTTGGTAGACTTGAGATACTTGGAAGAAATAAATTTGTAAACTTTTTCAATAAGTATTTTCTAAAGAACAATTATACTAATGATATGCTAAAATTTTCAGATAATCCATATGAAATATTTGATGCTGAAATAACAAAAGATGATAAACATTTCATAGTAGAAATAAAATGTAGATCCGATTTTTATGTTAAATATGATGATGTATTTGCTGAGAAAATAAAATTAGATAAGTTATTAAGTGAACATCCAGATGCTAATATACTTTATTTTGTTTGTTATAATAACAATTCAGAAGTAAGATTGATAACACCAACTAAAGAGATGTTATCTAATATGAAAATTGAAAAAAGATTGTGTAACAAAACAACAGCAGTACATTCTGAGAAAGTGTTAAAAGATTGTTATATTTTTAGAGAATATGCAAAAGGAAAAATAGACATAAAATAAAATACTATAAAAACAGTATATATACAAAGGGGTTCTCAATAGTTTCGAGACTGGAATTGCAGACCAGTCTCCCCTTATTAAAAACTATTGAACACACATAAAAAAGAAACTAAAAATGGTAGAAAAAATTTATCCTAATGCTTATATCTATTTGATAACAGTGATGGAAAAGCAATCAAAGTTCTTTGGCGAACAATATGTAGGTAAATGTAATGGAAATAGAAAAGATTATATAACTGGAGGAACAATAATTAATAGAATAATTAAAAAGTATGGTACAGGTTCTTTTAATAAAGAAATTATAATTAAACAACCAATGACTAATTCTCAAATGAATGAGTTAGAAAAATTTTATATTGATTATTATGACACATTTAATAATGGATTAAACTTAACTTTTGGAGGAGATGGAATTAATGGAATTAAAGCACAAAACCATCCTAGATATGATCATACTATTTATACATTCTACCATAAAGATGGTATGGAATTTATAGGAACTCAGTATGAATTTAAAATAAAATACGATCCAAATAAAAGAAATGTATCTACATTATTACAAGGTAGACAAAAGTCTGTAAAAGGATGGTATTATAATAAAGAATTAATAAATAAACCTAAAAATTTTAATAAAGAATTGATATGTAAGCCTAAAGATTTATCTATTTATACATTTTGCCATAAAGATGGTACAGAATTTATAGGAACTCAATATGACTTTAGAATCAAATATAAGTTAGATAGAGGATCTTTATCAAAGTTACTTAAATGTAAAGTAAAATCTGTAAAAGGATGGAAATATATAAAAAAAGCATAAAATAAATATATTTTTGAATATATAATAAATAAATAAAAAAAATATAAGAAATGACAAAGAAAAAAGAAGTAAAAGTTATTAATGAAGAAGCATTAATTACACCAGAAACATATTCTAAATTAGTAGAAGGAATACAATATGATCCTATCACATTAGTACCTTCTATTATGAACCCAGAAATACTAAAAATTATAGATAAAATAGTCAACCAATATCCAGAATATACATTTTATATTGACCTCGACGAGTCAGAAGATTTAAATTATAAAAGACATAGATTTAATAGAGATAAAACCCCTTATGGAATTGTTACATATAATCCAATAACAGCAATAAAATATCACGAGTACGTTTATGAATTGATTTGTTACTATTATAGATAAAAACACAAAGAATCTATAATACATTTTTTTATTTATTTATTTTACCCATAGCTTAATTGTTATGGGTTTTTTTGTTAATAAAATATTTTTGCTCTATTTTAGTATATAATATGATAAAAACATTTACAATTATGAATCAGAAAAAAGATCCAGCTATATTAGAAGCAATATTTTCAGAAGTAGGACAATATCATATAGTTGATTTATGTGATAAAAATAATATATCAACAAGAACATTCTATAAATGGTTAGAATTGCCAGAATTTATTGAATATAAAGATAGATATATCAAATTAAAACATACTACTAATAAACATAATATGTCTAAAACATTCGATGTTGCACGTCATAAACTATTCGAAGCTGTACAAGCATCTTATTTTCCTGCTATTAAATTAGCACTTGAACAAGAAAAAGTATTTATAGAAGGATATAAAGCAGAATATAAAGACGTAATATTAAGAACTATATATGATATTATATTAAATTCTACATTAGATAATAAAGTAGAACTAGTTAAATTAATAAGGGAAAAAGAAAATGATATGGATTAAATGGATTATAATATTCATTCTATCATTATCTAAACCAACATATATAAAACAAATACAACATAATAACACAGAAATTACTAATAACAGAATATCAATAACAAAATATATTGGAATACCATATTTATATGGAGGAAATGATTTTAACGGAATTGATTGTTCATCTTTAGTAGGATTAATATATAAAGAACAATATAATATAAATATACCAAGAACATCCTATCAAATTGCAAATATAGGATTTGAAGTTGATAGTTTTAAACAAGGAGATATAATGATATTTGAACATCACGTAGCATTTTATATAAATGATAATACATTTATTAATGCTACATCAGAAGGTGTTTTAATAGATTCAATAAATAGCATTACTTGGAATCATTATTGGAAACAAAGGTATATAAAAACAATTAGAGTGAAATGTTAAAAAAGAAAACAGATGCTTTTTATACAAAAGAAAGAGATATTTATTATAATTCTTTATTAAATAAGAATAAAATAGATATTTATTCTATAAAAACAGAATTACCAGAAGTATTAAAAGACTTCCAGTTATTCGTATCTACATATTTTAAACATTACACAACAGATTCAAATGGAATTGAAATTAAACTTGGTAAATTCCACTTAGAACTGATAGAAGAATTAAAACAAGATAAAGTAGAAATACTAGCTGAATTTTCAAGGGGTTTTGCTAAGGCACAAAGTCTTAATTCTAAAATACTTACGCCTTATGGATGGAAAGTATTAAAAGATATATCTGTTGGTGATATTATTATAGGTAGAGATGGTAAAAATAAGGTTGTTGAAGGATTAAGTCCTATAACAGAAATGGATTTTTATAAAGTATCAACTAGAGATGGTAGAAATACATTATGTAATTTAGATCACTTGTGGACTGTACAACATTATTCTCACGGAAAATTAAAAACAATACCATTAAGTAAAATAATTAAAGATTATAAAAAAGATAAATTAGATAAACGAGACGGAATAATAAGAGATGAATATAATTATTATTTACCAACTGTTTCCCCAATAGAATTTGAATATAAAGAACTGCCAATAGATCCATATGTTTTTGGTTGTTGGTTAGGAGATGGAGATACAATGGGAGGATCATTTACATCTAATGATATAGAGATAATTAAAAATATAGAAGAAAGAGGATATATTGTTTCAAAACATAAGGCAAATTATAGATATGGAATAAAAGGTTTGCAAAAACAATTAAGATTAAACGGTTTTCTTGGACATAAATATATCCCAAATGAATATTTGTTTTCTTCAATACAACAAAGAGAAGAATTATTACAAGGTTTAATAGATACTGATGGAAGTATAAACAAAGATGGTCATATTGCAACATATACTACAATAAAGAAAGAATTGATGGATAATGTAATTGCATTAATTAGGAGTTTAGGTGGAACTTGTACTTTAATGGAAGGATGGAATAAATGTAATGGAAAATTATTTCACCATTATAGAATAACATTTAGATTACCAGGTGACATCATTCCTGCAAAATTAAGTAGAAAAAGAAACTTATGGAAAGGTTCATTAAAAACAAAGGCAGCAATTACAAATATTGAATATCATTCAACAGGTTTAGGAAGATGTTTAAAAGTACAAGATGAACATTATATAACTGATGATTATATGGTCACTCATAATACCACAGTATTTAGTTTATTCGCAGCAGTTTACTTTATGTTAAGAAAAGATATAAATTTAGCATTACTTGTTTCATCTACAAAAGATGCAGCAGTAAAACAACTTATTAATATACAAGTTGAATTTGAAACTAATGAAAAACTAATAAAAGATTTTGGACCATTTGTAAAAGATGGTTCTTGGTCAAAAGGTGAATTTGTTGTAGATAATTATGATTGTAAATTCACTTGTGCAGGAAAAGGACAATCTATTAGAGGTCTTAGATATAAATCACATAGACCTGATTTTATAATAGTAGATGATATTGACACTGATAAAGATTCTAGAAATAAAGAATTAGTATCACAACATTACGATTGGCTTATGCAGTCTGTACTAGGAGCAATGGAAATTACTAAATATAAATTCTTATTTGTAGGAAATAGATTCTCACACAATATGGTTTTAAACGAATTTGCAAAAGTAGATGGAATAAAACATATCAAAGTAAATGCACTTGACGAAAATGGAAATTCTAATTGGAAAGAACGCTATTCTACTGAAGATTTGCAACGTATTGAAAGTAAAATAGGTACAATTAGATTCCAGAGAGAATATATGAATTTTCCTATTACAGTTGGTTCTATCTTTAAAGAAGAATGGATTCAATTTAAGGAATGTTTACCATTTTCTAAATATGAATATATTGTTGCATATTTAGATCCATCATTTAAAAAAGATGGAGACTTCAAGTCAATAGTAACATTAGGTTTTACAAAAGGAGAATATCATATTTTAGATATATATGTTAGAAGACAAACAATGAATAATGTAATTGAATATTTATACAATTTAAATGATAAATTATTAAAAGCACCTTATTCAATGTATTATGAAGCTAACTTTGCACAGGATTTACACCAAAAAGAGTTTGATGAAATTGCATTAAAAAAAGGATTTCGTTTACCAATAATACAAGATAAAGAAAAGAAAGATAATAAAGAAGCAAGAATTGAGTCAATGTCAGTAGTATTTGAAAATAGAAATATATTCTTTTCGCATTTACTAAAAGGAACATTAGATTTTGAGGAAACTAAAAATGAATTGTTATCATTTCCTACATTAATAAATGATGACGCAATAGATTCCTTACAGAGTTCTTATGTTAAGTTAAATTTAGCCATAAGGAAAATGAAATTTATTCCAGAACAAGGAGAACGAGATAAAAGAAATTGGATGTAAAATAAAAATATAAAAATATAAATATATGAAATTTATAAGCAAAGAAGAAATAACCAGTTTGGTTAAACTATCAATATTGAATGATGTTACTGAGGAAAATAATAATTTATTAGATGTTTTTGAATCTGTAGCATTATCAGAAATTGATAGTTATATCGGAAACAAATATAATACTACTGAAACATTTAATAGAAAAGGAACTGAAAGAAACCAATTCCTTATAAATATTGTGATTGACATACTATTATATCACTTACATAGTAGATTAACTCCAGATCAAATACCACTTATTAGAACTCAAAGATATGAAAAGGCTATAGCTTGGCTGTATCAAGTATCTATTGGTAAGATAACTCCACCAATACCATTAAATGTACTTCCATTCAATTCAAGAAGTTCAGAGTCTTTATTTGGATATACATTCAAAACAAATAATGAAAATTATTAAAATAAAACAAATTAAAATATGAAGTTAATAGATAAATTATTTGGAAAACAGAATCCAAAGAAAGTAACCACTGAAATTATAGAAAGAAATTCTTATCGAATTAGGGAATCTATTTTATCTTGGAAGGAAGCATTAAGACTAGCTGAACAAAAAGACGTAAATTTCAAAGCAGATAGACGTTCTTTATTAAGAATATATGATGAAGTTATGTTAGATAACCATTTGCAATCTGTTGTAGAATTAAGAAAAGAAAAAGTATTAGAATATCCATTTTATATTTATAAAAATGGTGTAGAAGATATGGAATCTACTTCTAAAATTAATTCTGAATGGTTTTACAATTTATTATCTTACATATTAGATATTACATTTTATGGACATTCTTTAGTACAGATAGAATCTATATATGAAAATAATATCACTAAATTATCACTTATAGACAGACAAAATGTAATTCCAGAAACAGGGGAATTTATGAAAGATGTATATAATAATTTAGATACTATTTCTTATTTAGAACCTAAAATGTATTCTTGGTTATTTGAAATTTATAAGGAAAGAAACGATTTAGGAATACTTAAATCATTAGCACCACTTGTATTATGGAAACGTTCTGCAATGTCTGCTTGGGCTGAATATACTGAAATATTCGGTATGCCTATTAGAATTGCAACAACTACTTCATCAATACCAGAAGAAAGAAAAAGATTGGCTGAATTTGTACAAAACATTGGTAAATCAGCTTGGGCAGTATTAGATACACAGGAAAAGATTGAATTTGTAGAAAACTCTAAAGCAGATGCATTTAATGTATATGATAGATTTATTGATACTATTAATAAAGAGATATCAAAAGCAGTATTGGGCGTTACTCTATTAAATGAAGAAGGTAGTTCATATTCTCAAGGAAAAATACATTCAGATCAATCTGAAATTAAAACAGCATCAGATTTAAGAAATATAGAATTTATAATTAAAGATAAAGTATTACCTAAACTTATTAATTTAGGAATATTACCTGAAAATTGTGAATTTAAATTTGATAAATCAGAAGTATTAGCACCAGAAGAACAAATATTAATAGATGAAAAATTAAATTTGATGTATCCATTATCTAAAGAATATTTAGCTAATAGATATGAAGTTGAATTTTCAACTGAAATAATAAATCCGATAGTATAATGTTTACAATAGATACATTAGAGGTAGAATTATATTTAAAAAATATAATAAATAATTTAGATAAATTAAATCCTGAATTATCTACTGATATGTTGAATCTATCTAAAAATGCACCAGTTGACACAGGATTATTGAAAAGTAATACTAAATCATCATATTCTAATAATACATCTACTGTATATAATAATACATCATATGCAGGATATGTACAATATGGAACTGTTTATACTCAACCTAGACCATTTATTATAGAAGATGAAGATATAATAACTACTTTAGTGGAGAATCTAATAATAAAAGCAATAAATTAAAATAATAATAATATGTTTTCATATATATATAATTTTCTAAGATACATTATAAATAATAATATATCCGATATTAAACACATTGATTTATATAATAATCAATTTCAGAATTTATCTACAAATGATCCTATACCATATCCAGCAGTTTTAATAGAAATTGTACCAGATGCAGTATTTGAACAGTATTCTAATAAACTACAAATAGCTCAAATAACTGTAAATTTATATTTAGGCACAGAATTCGCATCATCTTTAAGGTCAAATGATTCTAAGATAGATAAATCACTTGAACATTTATCATTAGTTGATAGATTATTTAAATATGTAGAAGGTGTTAATAATAATGATTTACCAGATGAATTAAAATCTACAATATATGAGATAGGTTCTTTACATAGAAAAACTGTTGAATTTTTAACAGGTTATAATACAGTTAAAGTAACTAAGACATCTTTTATATTTAGATTTGCAGATGCATCAGCATATCCAACTTATACAACTGTTAATTTAACAGATTTGAATGTAACAGGAGAATATCAAATGACATTTAAATAGTATAAAAAATAATTTTTTGAATAAACAGTATATAATATAATAAAAAGAAATAATATGAATCGCTACATTTTAAATACAAACGATAAAAACTCATATGGATATAAAGTCCTAACAGATGGAATAGATTTAACAGATTTTATTCAGAATCCAGTTATGCTTTATAATCATAGTGTAGATGAAGTTTTAGGTAAATGGACAGATATTAGAAAAGAAGATGATATTACTTTAGGTAGAGTATTAACAGCTATGCCAGAATTTTGTGATGATGATGATACATTAGATATAAAGAACAAAATTGAAAAGGGATATATAATTGGTTGTTCTATTGGAGCAACTGTATTAGATGCAATTGTTGATGAAAATAATGAATTAATTGTAACTAAATCTAGTTTAGTTGAAGCATCTATCACAGCATTACCATCTAATAAAAAAGCTAAGATTAAAAATAATTTTCAGTTATCTGAATTATCTATTGAACTTAATTTCAATGGAGAAAAAGATATTAATAAAATTAAAGAACATTTTATGAATAAACCTATTGAAAATAATATCGAACCTGTAATTGAATTAACTACATTCAATAACCATCCAGATATTAAAAAAGAAGAAGTAATAGTTGAAGAACCTGTTATAGAAACTACAATTGTTGAAGAAGTAATTGAAGAACCTGTTATAGCAGAAACTATTATCGAAGAACCTATAGTAGAAGAATTACCAAAGAGTAAAAAGTCTAAAAAAGTAGATGAATTAAAATTATCAGAAACATTAGTAAAGAATTTGAATTTGACTATTAATGAAGATGAATATATAGATTCTAAAATAATTTTAACAGTTGTAGATTTGTACAAAAATGCAAATAAAACTATTAATGATTATCCAGAATATATTACATTAACAAAAGAATTAAATGATAGTAAATTACATTTAGAAAATTTAATGAATGAATTAAATGAAGTGAAAGCTTCTATAAAAAATAAAGAAGTTTCAGCAATTGTTGAAGATGCAGTAAAAGAAGGTAAAATTAAAGCAGAACAAAAAGAATTAATTGTCGAACTTGCACAAAACAATATTGATACTTTAAAGAAATTGATTGATTCTATTAATGTGGTAAAAACACCTGAAATTAGTTTAACTCAATTAATAAAAACAGATATTAATACCAATTCTGTAAATAAAGATTGGAAATGGTATCAAAAGAATGATCCTACAGGATTAAAAGAATTAAAATTAAATAACAAACCAATGTTCAATAAATTATATTTTGATGAATATAAAGTTGAATATAAATAA